CCTGAGAACAAAGTTGGCTTACCAGTTAAGTCATTGTATGCACCTGAGAACAAAGCGGTGTTACCTGCAAGAGCAGTTGTGGCACTTGTACCTATTTCTAAACCGTTAATAGTAATATTACCATCCACATCACTTGCTGTGGTAGTTCCTGTTCCACCCTTTATCTGTAATGTGCTACCCGAAGTTACTGTTCTTACAGTTGAGTCATCGCCCGTAATATTAAAATTAAAATGTCCTGCCGTAACAGAAGCAATAGAATTATCTACTTCTGTTTTTGTATATGCATCTGTTATTCCGTAACCTGCTATGGTAGTTGGTGTGGCTGTAAGGTCAGCAAAAGCAACACTCGTAAGATAATCTGTTCCTGCCACTGCCGCTGAAATATTTCCAGAGCCATCTGCTTTTACTATTCCTGTGATTGCTCCTACTACTGGATCTGTTTCTGTTGTTGTAACACCTGTAAGTGCTGAACCATCTATTGCCGGCAGTGCACCATGTAAAACAGATGATGGTATTCTACTGTTAATTCCATCAACAAGTAATGTTGAATCATCGCCAAACACAGAACCTTTGATATCACCAGTTGTTACTGTGACACCACCTGTCTCAAGATTAGTAACTTTGAGAGACAGTTCTGAAAAATTATCATTAATCTTATCAAAGGCGGTTCTTAATGGTTCGCCGTCTCCTTTGTTTGGACTTGTCCCTATGTTTATTACCTGTATAGCCATTATAATTTACCTACCACTATTTCTATTTCACCGATTTCATCTCTGTCGTAACTTTGTAATGCTTTACCTATCACTGTTCCTAGTTTAGGTTCTTCACTTGATGTTGCCACACCATTTTGTTTTGACGTGACCAACATATCACCTTTTCTAATTTTACCAATTACTTTACAGAATACTCTTCCCATCATTGCAAGTTCTACACTGTTTTCAGAATTTAATTTGTTGTTCATCAAGTATGCAGGTTTTTGTGAAACAACACCAGCGACTGCTCTGTTGTTTTCTCCAATTGATATTGTAACTTCTTCTGGACCACCAAACATCAATACCGTTCCAGGTTGATAGTTATGGTCCGCAACAAATTTTTCCGCCAAGTCAGCATACTGAGCCTGCGTAGCCGTTCCATCGAACACTGTCGCGTACATTGTGTTGAATCTATTGCTAGAGTCACCCATATTGATATTTGTAGAAGCATTACCACCTGCTCCACCTGGGATCAATCCATGTGGTGTTGCAATCACAGTAGTTGTTCCGCCTGCGACTATACCAACTTTACCTTCAGTTGAATCATCATATGGTTGAATGTAGGTGCTAGTGTTACCGAACACTATACCTGTGAATGAAGTTCCTTTTGCTCCGTCCTCAATAGTTTTTGCATAGATGTAATCACTTGCTATTGCTGGAGTTGTGTTTACGCCAGATCCTGCATCGTTACTTGTACTTGCAGAAGCATCTGCTCCACCAAATCCAAATTGATTACCAATGAAAGAGTGAACTGTGTTGTTCACAGTTGATCCTATAACTTCGTATGCAACAACTCCACCTTGTGTTGTTAATCTTACTTTGCTTGAATCAACATCAAATGCTGTATTGCCATTCAATGCCAATTTTGCTAAATCAATCTGTCCATCTGCATCTGTTTTTACAATACTATTTGCTTCTCTAGATTTTGTTACATTAGAGAAACCATATGTGCCTGCGCCAGTTTTAATTAATGCCTCACCTGGATCAGCCGCTGTTGAAACTTCTACACCAAAGTCACCGTCAACAATACCACCACCGTCAGTTACAACAGAACTGAATGATACAGCAGTGGCATCTCCTGTGCCTGCCGTTGTTCTACCAATCACTTGGAATTGATCTAAATCTGGTAAGTCAGAATAGTCAACGCCAGTCGCCGATAATGTTACCCAACCGTCTGTGACTGTGAAGTCTCCTGAATCGAAACTTGCCAAACCTAAGTCTGCCTGAGTGATACCTGTTGAATTTGCTCTTGTTGTCGCGGCGTTCATTGCCAACTTGCTTTGTTGAATTGCCGCTGTCGTGCTTATATCTGCATTTATGATTGAACCTGTTGCAATATCGAATGTAAGTTTTGTTGCAGTTGCGTCTCTGTCTGCTGTGATTGTTACATCTGATGAACCTTGTACAACAGCATTTCCTATCGCCGGTATAGCCGCATCAAAGACTGTTGCTGTAACACCACCGCCATTGTCAATTGTGTCACTTAAATTAAAGTTTGTTCCACTTGTTAATGTGTAAGTAATTCTTGTTGCTATACCATATACTGGAATACTTGCCTGTACAAAATCTATAATTGTTCCTGTTGCACCACTGTTCGAACCTGTAATAGTTTGACCTGAACTGAATGTTCCTCCGTTTGCTGGAGTTGTGTACATGATGAATTTGCCATTAAACATTAATAGATCACCAGCCGCTAATGGCGTGATAAAATCTGCGTCTCTATTATTTCTTATTTCGTCAGTTGCGTAATTTACAGCGTCAACATAAGACTTGGTTGCGGCATCTTGATCCGCTCCTGGATCTGCTAGGTTGTTTATATTAAATCCACCTAAACTTAAAGAATTTGTTGCCGGAGTTGTACCGTCTCTTGCTATTGCACCTGCTCCTATTGGATTACCTACAACTTGTCCTTGATGGTCAAAGTGTAATCTTCTGTTTACGTATCCTCTTACTGCCGACTCTGTTGGCACCGTGTCAGATGCATTGTCAGTCATCGCTGAATCAGAACTGAATTCTGCAACAACAACACCACGTTTGAATCCTATACCATCTAAATTGCTTAATGCAATTGAAGCCGAGAATGTTACCGTTCCTGTTCCTTGGTCAACAGTGAAGAATCTACCTACACGGAAGAATCCATCTTGGTCAGTTGAAACATAGAACACTCTACCTTTTCCGATTTCAACAACTTCATATGCTTGTACAGGTGCCTGTGGATCTCCGTAAATTACATTTGGATAATTTGTAGTGTTGAATCCACCTGTACCTATGTCTAAGAAGTCATGACCTGTTGCTCTCATAGTCGAAATAGAAACTGTCAACGTACCTGTTTCATTGTCAGCCAAGTTTGCTCTTAGATTTACACTTGTTGATGCTCTATACATTGAACTATGGATACCTGAGCCAACTGGTGTTGGTTGGATATTGTTTACATCTTGAATTGTGATTGTACCATATGTTGTTCTGTCTGTGTAACTTGTGACTCTGTGAACTTTTCCGTCCCAACCAAATATCATGTCACCATTGTTTAATCTTGTTACGTCTGTTGCTTGGGTAATTCTATCTATGGCAATAACAACGTCACCTACTGTGGCACCCATTGTTGTTCCCGCACCTGCGTAGGTATTGTTTTGTGCCTCAACCATGTTCACGTTCATCTTGACTGTGTCGTATGGCGAATCCATTGTGATCAATGCTTCGTTGGCACCTAGTGCGCCACCAATTGGATCTTGATTTCCAAATGCTATTGATCTGTAAATTGCGTCTGTGTATTCATCAAACACAATCGCTGTGCTTGGTCTTGTTGGTGCAACATCATTTACATCTTCGAATCTAAATGATCTACTGTTTCTTATTGTTACAGCCTGCATATCGGCAACTGCCGCTTTTAATCCTGTGCTTGAAGTTGTGTTAGCGCCTGCTGTGGACAGGTTTATTTTGTAGACAGTTCCACTTCTTGTTGCTGGTTGTACAGGAGCATTTGTTGTTTCGATATTTGATATTTCATATCTCACTATACCAATAGATCCACCGTGGTCAATCTCAACTTCACCTAAGTTAAATGGAATATATTCTGTATCAAACACATACAACGCAGTGGCGTCTGTGTTTTGAGCAAAGTCAGTTGTACCAGGATTGTAAATCAATCCTGTTTGTGTCATGTTGTCTGCAAGTGTTATGTTATCTATCAATTCATTTGGATTAGAACCTTGTGCTTTTAATCCATAATTACCATTTGCAGATGATGAATTCAAAGATCGGATCTGACCACCATTGTTTGCGAACATACTCGCTTCACAATAGTAAGTGAATGTGGATACTTGTTCTGACAACGCACCGTTTGTAACTACAAGTCCGTAACCTAAGTCGTTAACCTGTGTGTAGTCATTTGCAAGTAGAGATCTGTTACCACCAGTCTGTATAATGATATTGTAAGGTGATGCACCTGTGTAACCATTACCACTGTTTGAATTACTTGCTAATAAAATTTGTGCAGTTCCGTTTGCTTGATCGTAATTCTTAATTGCTGTAACTTGATATCTTATTCCTGCAATATAGAACGGTGCAGGTAACTGTGGTTTTCTTATGTATAAACCCTGTCCTGCTGTGCTTGTAATATCTAAAGTGAACGCATCGACAATATTGCTGATAGTTACTTCCATGTTTCCAACGAAACCATCTACGAACATACCACCTCTAAATAATTTTTTATTTTCTACTCTACTGAAAGAAGCACCTGTCTGTATGTAAGGTGATTTAGTTAATATCTGTCCTTCAGGATCTAGCACCTGTGCGAATCCACCGTGTCCTTGGATAGTCATGTTTCTGATTATAGTGGCATCGTTCATTAAGAAGACGTCCATATCAGCATTGTTCTTTTTAGCACTTGCGGAATTAGTTACATCTGTTAGATAATGGTAACCATAGTTCTGTGATGCAAGTGTTAAGCCGTCGAAAGTTGTATCTCTAAAGAAGTGTACACCTGCCCAAACAGATTCTGATACACCTGCTTTAGGTCTTATAATTGTTCTTCTAAATTCGTCACCCTTGATTGAAACGTTTGCAGGAACTTTAATAGGTAAATGTTCTTCGTAAATTCCTGATTCAACAAAAATTGTTATTTGCGTTGTGTTTACTTTGTTTCCAAATTCAACTTCTTCAGATACATTAAATTCTTTCGCTTCAAGTAGGAACATTTCAACGGTGTCGTTGGTTGCGCCTTGATCAACTTTTACAATTAGTCCTAATGCTTTAGAAGTCTTACCTCTTAAAACTTTTCCTGGAACTAAATCTTTGTTACCTGTTGCATTTTGATCCACAAAACCATTACCACCATTTGAAATGGTTACGGTGTATGTGCTTCCATCTGTTTGTGCTATGTTGTAGTTGTAGTTGTTAATGATATTTGTGATGATATCAAATTTTGCCGCGGCACTGTCTTTTGCAGACTGATCTACCGTGCCAGAGAATGATGTATCTTGACTTACAACTTCTGGATAAATTTTGTTTCCTAGTGAACAACTCCAAGTTATGTTTGCAACGGTTACGATATCACCAACTACTGCACCATGTGGAGATGATGTTGTGACAGTAACTATTCCTGATGAATTATTATAAGTCGCTGTGGATACGTTGACTGTTGTTCCTCCAACTGTGACTGTACCACCACTGACATAAGTGTGAACATAGTTGTTCGCACCAGTAAAGATTGTAAAAGTATTTGCTGAATATCCATCTGAAAGTACAGCAAATTTACCTTGATATGTTTGCGAAGGTGCTGTTTTGTTTAAAACATTTGCCGTCACTGTTTTTGCGTAAGCGATTGCGGCAAGTGTTTCTGTGTTTTGTTGATTAATTGCTTTTAATCCACTGTTCGAACTGTAATATCTTTTTCCTGATTGTATAGAATGGAAGTTTGCCGTCAATCCATTTGAAACATCAGTAACAATAGAATCTTGGATCAAACCTAAATCAACTTTACATCTACTGACGTTGTAAAAATATGTAGGATATGTGTTGTTCAAATATCCAATTACTTCATTTGTAATAAATTGTTTGTTTGCCGCCATACCTGCTCTTAAAGCCGTTTGTGCCGCCGTGAAAGATGTTGTCACTGCCGCTGTAGATACAGTCGAATTATTTGCTCCATTGTTATACGTGACCGTTTGTTGGTATGGTCCTGGCTCAATTGGAGATGTGTCAATTAGTATCTGTGCTCTTTCGCAAGCCTTGGCAATTGTTTTATATGCGTAACTTAATGATCTACCATATTTGTCTGCCGGTACTCCCGACATACTATCATCGCCGTTTGTAGATACAAATAAATTTTTTGTAGAAGCATAACTTGTATTATCAACATAAAATTTTGTAGCCGCTTGTAGATCATCTTGTGCATTAGGAGTTCCTGAACCAGCCAAGTCACCAGGATGATCACTTAAGAATAAAGGACCAGCCATCTTGTCACCTTGACGTCTTACTGCTGATTGTCTTTGTATTGCTTCTGTGCTTAGATAAAATCCATCTAAAGAACTGTCGTATTCGTTATCAATCAAAGTTTGTGTACCACTACCACCGCTAACAGTGATTTTTACTCTTGTGGCATCATTATTATTTGTTGCTTCAGATTTTGTTGCGTGTAAACTGATGTGGTTCGAATCAACGAATCTAATAAAGTAGACTGTGTTGTCAGTTAAGTTTGTTGCCGCTGTTCCTGTTGTTGTATATTTGAATGCTAAACCATTTGCCGCCGATGAAAATCCGTGTGATGGAATATTAACATCACCATTTGCAAATTGTGTAATTGTTTTTGAGTAGTCTGTTGCGTTCGCTGGTTCTGGTCTAACTCTTACTTCACCTAATGTTCCTGTGCCACCTGAACTTGCAAGGTAATTTAAATCTGCGTAGCCTTTTGTAATAACAACATCATCTAATGTTATGTTTGTGCCATGTGTTGTATTGAAATCGTTTACGGCATTTTGATTGATGCCTACGTTTGCGATTGCGAAACTATTTGCGTCTAGTGGTCCACCTAATCCTGGTGCTGTGTCAGAAGCAACAGAAGTTCCTGTAACCGATAATTTAATGTTGTTTGGATCAGAAGTTAAATCTACCGCTATACCTGTACCAGTGATGCCACGCATTGTGATTGCGTTACCCGCCGAATTAGATACTGGAATTTTATTTGCCCCTAGTGTGCTAGGAGTGTCGCTTAATGAAGTGAAACTGATTTGACCACCTTGTCCAAATACAGCATACAGTTCAGTGAAGTTTTCATTTACCTTATTAAAGGCATCTCTGATACTATCACCCGTCCCGTCGTTTCCTTCAATACCAATGTTTACAAATTGTTTAGCCATTTACTTTTTCCATATCGAACTGAATGCTTTCACCACATCCGCAACTGCTTTTTGCGTTTGGATTTTTAATGTCAAAATGTGAACCCCATACTTCATTGACATAATCCAATTCAGTTCCTAATAGGAACATAACACTATGACTGTCTACAACTAATCTTCCACCTGCTGTTTCGATTAGTTCGTCGTTGTCCTGCAATTCATTCTCTTCTGCAAAACCCCAATCATAGGAGAAACCTGCACAGCCTCCACCTTTTATGCCTAAACGCACTGCCCACTTATTATTGTTTGCACACAGTTCTTTAATCTTCTGTTCTGCTGTGTCGGTCATTGTCATTATTGGCATAATTTTTTGTCCTATTTCATTTGTATTTATGGAATTTTTACTAATGCTAATGTAAATAAGTATATGTTTAAAGGTGAAAAACAAATTAAATCTGAATCAGTGCGTAAGAGTAAACTGGGCAAAAAGCACAAATGCACCCGTATAAAAACACTATATTTGTTTCAATGTGATAATTGTGGAAAAGAGTTTGAAAGAGCCAAAGGAAAGATTGAAAAGAA